ACACGGGGACGGTCTCGACCCGCACGCTGGTCAGGAGGTAGTACCCATCGAGACTCGGGTCCCGGTCGTAGGTGACGGCGATCAGGTCGCCGTGATGGCCTAGCAATTGGTCCCGGTAGTAGATGGTGTTGGCCTGGGAGTCGGCCATGAGGAAGCCCCGGAAGGTATAGGACTGCGAGTCGAGGTCCTGGTCGATCGACCATTCTGACGGCTCGACGGGGAGGGTGAGACGACCGACGTTGAGCGCCATCAGGCGATCTCCTTCTTGAGTCCGGCGATGGCTTCCTCAAGCTCCTTGAGGATCTGACGCTTGGCGGCGGGGTCGGCGAAGTCCCAGATGCCTCGAATGTTGACGGTCTGGATGAGGGTGCCGCCCTTGGTGTTGAGGAACTCGTTGGGGCCACCGAGGGGGATGGTGTTGCCAGCGGGCGAGAAGAACACCCCGTTGTTGGTCCCGATCTTGATGAGTTGGCCGATGTTGCGGAACAGTTGGCGAATCTCCTCGATGGAGGCCTTCATGTCTTGGGCGCCACCGCCCCCACCACCGCCACCCCCGGCGCCGAAGCCAAAGACGTTCTCGTTGAGCACGTTCCGTTGCGTCTCAAGTGCGCTCTCTGCTGCCCGGCGCTCCCGATCCCGTGTCGCCCAATTGAGGCGACCTTCTACGTCGGCGCTCTCACCCACCGACCCAGGCCCGAACCGTACGTTGGCTCCACCAGGCCCTCTTGGACCACCACCGGGCACCGACCCTCGACCCCGACCGGCTGCTCCTCGGAAGGACCCGAACCCGGCGATGGCACTGGCCACGGACCCGGCTGCATCAGCCAATCCATACATAACCCCCGTAGCATTGGCCGTCTCACCGGCTAGCCCGGACATATTGGAGGAGGCAGTGGCGATGTTGGAGGCGGTGTTACCCGCTGCGGTGGCTTGGCCCCCCATCGACTCCCTGATCTTGCGGGCCTCGGCCTCCATGGGGCGAGTGACGGCCTCGACATGGTCCAGGCCAGCAGTGAGGGCGGCGAACTCCTCCTCATCGAAGAACCCGCCCTTGAACATGGCCTCGGCTTGGAGCCGGAGGAGGCGAAGCTGGTTGGGACCCTTCTCCACCACAGTGGCCAGCACAGCCTCGTAGGCCTGGAGGGAGTCGAGGGCGTTGGAGACCGAGGCCTCCTGGTTGAGGTTGAAGATGGCCTGGCTCAGACCCTTGACCTGGCCCACCAGACCGAATCCCGTCGAGCGAGCGGCCAATGCGCTCTGGAGCGTCTCAGCGGTGGAGGCGGCGATGTCTCCCTTGGTGTTGAAAGTCTCCAGGGACTCGTTGATGGCATCCATCGCATCTTCGAAGTTGGACTCGAATCCCTCCAGCGGCTCGACCTCGAACTCGGCGCCGATCTTCTTCTGGCGGGCAAGACGTTGGCGCTCGGCCAGGGAGAGGTGGCGAGCGGTCGGTAGCTCCTCGGTGAGGGTGCGCCGGTTGACACCGGCCGGGTCCGTAAACAGGGTCTTGGTCTCGGCAGCCATGCGCAAGATGTTGGTGAAGATGGTGGCTATGAGAGAGGCGACCGAGACCAGGAAGGGGATGGCGTCACGGAGAGCGGCAACGAAGGCCTGCCCGGCCTGTGCTAGACGTTCGTCCTTGGAGATGGCGTCCCAAATCCCCTGTATCTGGGCCATGACATCGGCCATGGTGTTGAACTCACGCCGGGCCTGGTCGGCAGCTTCTCCTCCTCGGCCCCTGATCTGCTCCATGACGGTTTGGAGGATGAAGGCCCGGCGTGTCGACTCGCCTATCCCCTGATCGGCCATCTGCTTGAGCTTGTTGTTCAACTCATCGACGTTGAACCCGGCGTCTCGCAGCGAGTCGAAGTTCATCGACTCCACGGCTCGCTGGATAGCAGTAAAGGCCGTACCAGCATCGCCCTGGCCGGGCATCAGGAACTGGAGAGGTTCGGCCAATCGAGCTATCTGCTCGGCCATGAGTCGGCCGTTGTTAGCCCCGAAGGAGGTGAGCCGATTGGCAGCAGCGGGAAGAAGGCCCAGCGTGTCCTTTAGGTTGAACCCCTTGAGACTGGCCACGTTCTCGACGGTCTGGCGTAGCTGAGGATTGAGGACACCTAGGGCCTCGGCGGTCTTGCCGATGTCCGAGTTCATGATGCTGAATGCCGCCTTGACGGCCAGGAGGGGGGCGCCGATGGCGATGAGGACGGGGAGGAAGGCCCTAGCGGCAGAGAGCACCTTGCCGAATCCGTCACCCAGGCGGAATAGGGCCATGGACATGGCAGTGGCCCCGATGCGACCGCTGGTGAGGACGGAGATGATGGAGGTCAACTCGGTACGATTGAGACCACCTATGTCCCCTCCTCTTGCCGCAGCGTGACGCCCACGACCACCAGTACGAGCGCCCCCTTCGACTTGGTCGAGCAACTGGACGGTGCGTTTTCCCGTCTGTTCTAGCTGGCGATCCGTTCGCACCTGTTGCAGCTTGACCCGATTGAGCTTGGTATGGGCTTCTACCGCTCGTTCGGCGGCGGCGATCTCCTGGTGCTGGATAACGGTATATCTCTGGACGGAGTCGGCCACCTCCTTGACTACCTTCTCGTCCTTGCGCAACTCCCCCGATAGTTGCTGCTGAGCCAGCCTCATCCGCAGGGACTGGGCCGTGATCTCGTTCATGGTGGGGGGAATGTCGTTGAATTGCTCCGCCAGCACCTTGGCGTCTACCCCCACAGCGCTCAGCCTGGCCTGTAGGGCCTCCCCCTCGGAACGAAGGGTGGTTAGGGAACGAGTAGCTGCTTCCGAGGAGGGGGCTAGCTCGAAGGCACTCTTGCTCAACCGGTCCAACTCGATGGCGCCGGACTGGAGTTGGGACTTGAGCGCCTCCATCTCCACATTGAGGCGCCGCAACTCGGGGACGGCAGCACTGAAACGCTCCGTCAACCCCGAGGCCTGCCCGGCTGCGGTCTGGGCAGCACGGCCCAACTCATCTACCCGCTTTTGGACCGACTCGATTTGGGAAACGGCCTGGGTGATGCCCGAGACATCAACCCCCACCCGGACTAGAAGGGAGGCAATTTCAGTGGCCACTAATTACCTTCCTTGCCGAGCTTTCATTTCCTTATTTTCAAGTCGATACAGAGCCATCCATTCGGTTAGCTCCATGCTCGACATGCGACCGAGCAACTCGGCCTTGGTCATCTTAAGCTCACGAGCTAACTGGAGATAGAACCGTTCCTCGTTACTCGCTTTTGAGCCGCTCCTCAGCCTTGTCGACATCGGTGGCCCCCAGCCCCGATAGTCGGCTGGCCAGGTCGCCCAGTCGGGACAATGCCGCTCCCGACTTCTTGTTGAGGGCGTCTCGGTCAGCGGCCTCGAACACCTTGGTTCCGGCGTCGGGGTCATAGGCGGTAGCGATGATCAACTCGGGGTACCAGTGGTCGAAGTTGACCTCGCCCGATCCGCCCGACACCTTGTTCATGAAGCGAGCACGGGAACGGCCGTCCATCCCCCGCACCTCGATCTTGATGTCGCCCCATTCGGGTACGGTGATCACTTCGATCTGGAGGTCATCGACTTCCAGGATTGTTGCCCGCAGGCTCTTCTGTGGCTCTGCTTTGGTGGCCATCAGAGGCTCTCTTTCTGGCTTAGGCCGTAGTGAAATGCACTCGGCCGTCCACCTGTAGGTTGATCTGCTCGTTGACAATGGAGTCGACGGCAGTGTTGACTTGGTCCTGGCTTACTCGGCTGAATGCCTTGTAGCGCCATCCGCTGGCCGAGTTGACGACCAGGTCGACCAAGAATTTGGAGTTGGATGAGTTGAGGAGGTCGAAGAATCCCTCATCGGCCCAGTAGCGGGAGATAGTGACCTGGGCACCCGCCAGGTTGGGCATGAACTCTCTCCACCCTGAGGACCCGAACTCGGTCACCTCGAAGGCATCGGTCTCCACCGTGAGTTGCCACTCCCGGCCCCCCGCTACTCGTGAGGCGGTGAGGTACTCGACGTCGGCGGTATAGGTCCCGGCAGCCTGGCCGGTGGAGGTGAACTCGAAGCGGCCCTCGACGTAGTTGGCCTCATACTTGGTCGAGGAGACGGCGGTCGAGTTGAGGTAGAGGACGGGGGTGGAGTCGGGGTCCCAGATGGTCTTGCCGGTGTCATCCACCACGGCGTACTCCAGCACGGTCGACTGGACCAGCGTGGTGGCCTCGCCAGTCGACGTGGTGGGGGTGACGGACGTGATGCGCACGTCGGCTTGGCGTCCAGCAAGGGGCATGTCGACTCCTTAGAGGGCGGTGGAGTAGGCGACGGCGCCGTTGTAGGTGAAGCTGGCGTTGAACTGCACGATGGCGTCCACCGAGGCACCGGGGCTGATCTGGGTGACCCAGGCCGAGCCGGTGTAGCCATTGGCGTTGGCGTTGTCGACCAGGAGGTCGAGGGTGGCGGGATCGGTGGACTGGGCCAGGATGTGGGCCTGGATGGCCTTCATGGTGGTGGACCCCTGGACGTTCCAGTAGCCCGAGACCGTCCCGCTGGCGCCGTTGAGGTTGGGCTGGAACTCACGCCATCCCGAGGACCCGAACGTCGACACCTCGAAGTTCTCGGCGTCGATATTGAGGGTCCATTCCCGCAGGTCGGCTACCAGAGCGGGGGTACCGCCTGTGCTGCTGCTGAACTTGACCGATCCACCTCGTCCTGCGAGTGGCATTGTTGCTCCTCCGTATTAAGGGCAAAGGCGCTCGGTGGCGCTCAGCTTGGTTGATGTTAGTGGCTATGTGCTTAGGTTGATGACTTCGGTGGTTGAGCATCGAGTGCATCGGACCTCTACTACGGTCCTGCCGTTCGGTTGCCACTTGAATAGCATCTTGTTGCAGTGCCGACAGCGCACGTCAATGAAGGAAAGGAGGGTGGTGACTATTGCCATAGTTGAGGTGGTAATGGTCATGAGGTAGATATCGCCTTTTCGACTATGTAGTTGCACGAGATCATCGACCGGCCTGCTGCGTCGGCTCCCAGGTCGAAGGGGGACTGGCTGGGGGTGATCTGGGTGTAGGCCACTGAGGAGATGGTCGAGTTTTTGGTGGCGGCGAGGATGGTGAACACCCGGTTGGCATTGCGACGGGCGGTGACGTAGGAGGTAGAACGGGAGATGACCTGGACGGCAGGCTTCTCGTGGGACACCCCCGAGTAGGTGTAGGAGGGACCGATTCCCCCCGACTCGTACAGGGCGATCGCCGTGTTGCTGCCGGTCTCGGGGAACCGGTTGAGCCACACCTGGGCCTTGGAGGCTGAGGTGGTGGGGGCGGCGATGAAGTTGGTGGACTGGGCCAGGATGAGAGTGGATAGCTCGGGCAACAGCATCACTCGTCTCCGAAGGTGGGGCCGTCGGCAGGTCCGGTTCCGCCCTGGTGAGTGAAGGCGGCGGTGAGGGCGGCGGTGAGGGCGTCACGAATCTCCCCGGCTGCCTCCAGGGTGGGACGCTC